CAGCGAGGACTTGAGCTTCTGCATGCGGGCCACGGGAGAGGGCTTCCCGGTCTACGTCCACACCGGCATTCGTGCCACCCACCACAAAGAGTTCTGGCTGGGCGAGGCCGACTACTGGCGCCAGGCCATTGCACCCCCGGCCACCGAGCCGGTGAGCGTGGTGGTACCGGTGCTCAACCGGCCCGACAATGCCAAGCCCTTCATGGAGTCGCTGCGCGCAAGCACGGGCTTGGCCCGCGCCTACGCCATCTGTGACGCTGCCGACACCGCAACGGCCAACGCCTGGAATCAGGCCGGAGCGGCGGTGGTGGGGTGGGGCGCGCCCAAGGCGCCAGGCACCTTCGCGCAGAAGGTCAACGTCGGCTTCAAGGCCACGGGCCCCGAGGGCGTGTACGGCAAGCAGGACGGCGTCGCGCCGTGGCTGTTCATCTGCGGCGACGACGTGAAGTTCCACCCCGGCTGGCTTGACCACGCGGAGGCGGTGGCCGAGAAGCGATGGCACGTGGTGGGCACCAACGACCTGGGCAACCCGCGCGTCATGGCGGGCGAGCACGCCACTCACCTGCTGATACGGCGCAGCTATGTGGAGGAGCAGGGCGCAAGCTGGGACGGCCCGGGTGTGGTAGCGCACGAGGGCTACCGGCACTGGTTCGTGGACGATGAGATCGTGAGCGCGGCCAAGCAGCGCGGAGTGTGGGCCATGGCGCTGGGCTCGCTGGTCGAGCACATGCACCCGCTGTTCGGCAAGGGCAAGGACGACGGCGTGTACCAGCTGGGCCAGGCGCAGGCGAAGAAGGACAAGGCGCGATTCATGGAGCGCAGGTACCAGAACAAACCTGCCCCGGTTGCTGCACCCAAGGCGCTGCAAGTAGTCAAGTGAGCATCATGTACCGCGTCACTCGCGCTGCCTGCCTGGTGGGCCTGGCACTATTCGCGCTCGGCTTCTGGGCCTGGGTCATTCGGCTGTATGACTAGGCTGACCTGGCGCGACGTTGAGATCGTGCCTGGCCAGCCACCCATTTTCACCTCCATCACCGAAGCCGAGACGGCAGAGTTGCGGCGGCTGGCCCCCGGCAGGCGCGTGCTGGAGATCGGCGCGGCGTTTGGGTACAGCGCCATCGTCATGGCCCTGGCTGGGGCAGAGGAGGTGTGGAGCGTGGATCCCCACGTCACCCATGGCTCGCTCTGGCCCATGCACGAAAACCTGCGGCGCTTCGGCGTGGCCAGCGATGACGCCGACAGCAAGGGCACGGTGAGGATGTGCGTGGGCACCAGCCAAGAGGCCAGTGCGTTGCTCAACGACCACGGCAGGCTGGCCATCCCCGAGGGTTACTTCGGCATGGTGTTCATCGACGGCGACCACACGCACGAGGGCGTGCTGTTTGACGTGGCCTGGGCGCGCAGGCTGGTCAAGCCCTTCGGCGCGGTGATCGCGATGCATGACTACGGAGAGGTGACGTGCCCTGGGGTGACGCAGGCCATCGACCAGCTGAGCCGTGAGTGGCGCCCGCCCAGCTACATGGTTGACACGCTGGCCGTCTACAGTGACCCGCGCGGATGAAGGTTTTGTGCGTGTGCCAGGCGGGCACTGTGCGCAGCGGCGCGCTGGTGCTGGCATGCAAGGCCCGGGGCTACGACGCGTTGCAGGCGGGCGTGAGCTTCAACCCGCTGCCGACCCTGACCATGCTGGCCAACTGGGCCGACGTGATCCTGCTCGCGCAACCAGAGTTCGCGGCCTTCCTGCCCGCTGGCCTGCCGCCCGGCAAGGTCAAGGACACGGGGCTGGGGCCAGACCGCTGGGGCAACCCGCTCAACCCCGAGTTGCTGGCCCTGGCTGACGGCGCTGTGGGGCGGCTGGTGTGAAGGGGCTACGGCGCGACACCTGGCGGCGCTGGGCCTTCCGTGTGTGTTGGCGCGAGCTACGTGGGGAAGCCGCCCGTGTGGGCTGGTGGCGCGCCCTGGGTGCCTTGGCGCGGCTGCTGCTGGGGCTGCGGCCACCGTGCCCTGAGGGGCCAATGTGCCCCGCCCGCAGCGCGTGCGAGGCGGGCACGTTCCGGTGCCGCCGCGACGGCCCCTACTGGTGAGCCGGGTGAGCGTGGTGGGCGGCGGGCTGTACGGCTGCGTGGCGGCGGTGGAGTTGGCGCGCGAGGGCCACGAGGTTGACCTGTACGAGCGTCACGCCGACTTGCTGCACGGTGCCAGCCGGTGCAACCAAGGCCGCATCCACCGGGGCTTCCACTACCCGCGCAGCCGCAACACCGCGAGTGAGGCGGCAGAGGCGGCGCCCAGGTTTGAGGCGCGGTACGCGCGGGCCATCGACCGCAGCGTCGACCACTACTACGCCATCGCCGACGACAGCAGCACGCTGACCGGGCCCGGCGAATACCTGGCCTTCCTTGAGCGCACGGGGCTCACCTACTGGCCCGAGCATCCGTCATGGCTGCGCGACTGCGCGGTGTGCGTGCGGGCCGAGGAGAGTTTCGTCAACCTAGACGTGCTGCGCGATCTGCTGTGGCGCGAGCTTGCCCAGGCCCACGTGCGTGTCAGGCTGGCCACGCCCGTGGAGGATTTGCGAGTGGATGGCATGGGCAGCGAGGTGGTGCGTGCCACCTACGGCACGGGCTGGGTGCAACCGCTGCAATGGGAGGTCGTGGAGATTGCGCTGTTCAGGTTGCCGGTGGCGCTGCGTCGCACCAGCTTGGTGGTGATGGACGGGCCGTTCAGTTCTATCGACCCGCTGCCTGGCGGGCTGCACATGGTGTACGACGTGCGGGTGAGTGTGCATGCGCGCAACGTGGGTCTCGCCCCGGCCATACCGCCCGCGTTGCATGCGCTGCTGGATCGCGGCCCGCTGTACACCACCCTCTCTCGGCACAAGACCTTGCAGGCAGGCGCCGCCCTCTACATGCGGGGCGTTGAGGACGCCGACTATCAGGGCAGCATGTTCACCGTGCGTGCGGTACTGCCCAACACCGACGCCACAGACGAGCGACCCTTCCGCGTGCTGGCTGGCCCGGGTGGCTTGCAGCTGCTCCCCGGCAAGCTGGCCAGTTGCTTGAGCGCAGCCGACATATTGGTGGGCCTGTGCCGCGTGTCTGTGTAGTCACGCCCACCTGGCAGCGGCACGACCTGCTGTTCACGCGCTGCCTGCCCAGCGTGGTGGCGCAGACGTACCAGGACTGGGAGCACGTGGTTGTCAGCGATGGCCCCGACCCAGGCTTGCGCGAAAAGGTCGAGCTTCTGAATCGCAAGTCGGACGTGATCTATTGGCCGCAAGGCCGGTTGCTGGAGTTGCCCGAGCACGCGGGCGGGCTGGGCGCGGCGGCGCGCAACTACGGCATAGACCACAGCGACAGCGAACTGCTGGCCTTCTTGGACGACGACAACGCCTACCGGCCACACCACCTTGAGCTACTGATCGAGTGCCTGGATGCGCAGCCTGGCGTGGACTTTGCCTATGGCCGGTTGTACTACCCCGAGAGCGGGACGAGCATCGGCATGTACCCGCCCGAGGTGGGGCAGATTGACTCATCGAGCTTCGTGTGCAGGCGCAAGCTGTTTGACCTGGCGCGCTGGCCCGTCACTACCACCTACGCGCTCGACTGGGAGTTGGTGGGTGCCTGGCTGGCAGCCGGTGCCAAGGCGGCGTTCGTGCCCGAGATCACGCTCGACTACTGGTGGGCGCGGCGCTAATGTTCCACGTTTTACATTGCCCGCTGCGGGCGCCTGCGCGGCACAGGGTGTAGGCTTTCGCTCAGATGCGCGCAGGGCTGCAACTGATCACCGCGCCCACTCTCTTGCCCGTCACCGTGGAGGACGTCAAGGCCCACCTCCGCGTTGAGACGGCAGACGACGACGACTACATCGAGAACTCGATCGACCGCGCAATCGACTACATCGAAGCCGGGGCTGGCGTGTGTTTCATGGAGCAGGAGTGGGATCAAATCTGCGACAGCTTTCCCTACAGCAGCGCCGCCATCGAACTCCTGCGCTGGCCGGTGACCAGCATCACCAGCATCAAGTACCTCGACGGCGGTGGCCAGGCGCAGACCTGGGCCGCGACCAGTTACATCCTCAACGGCTACACTCGCCCGCCCCGGGTGGCCCCCACCTACAGCCAGTTCTGGCCCCTGGCTGCGGTGCAAACCCTGGCCTCGGTCACCATCCGATTCAAGGCTGGGCAGACAGACAAGAAGAAGGTGCCACCGCGAATGAGCCAGGCGCTCTACATGCTCCTCGGCCACTGGTACGAGAACCGCAGCGACGTTGAGGTGGGCACCATCGCCTCCAAGGTGCCCGAGGGCAGCGAGGAAATAATCGAGGGCCTGCGCCCGCCCATGTTTGCCTAATGCGGATCGGGCCGATGCGCGACCGCATCGAACTACAGGAGCCGGTGCGCACGCCCGACGGTCGCGGCGGGTCGGCGCTCACCTGGCAGACCAAGGTGCAGGTGTGGGCCAACGTGCAAGACCTGAGCGGGCGCGAGTACCTGCTGGCCCAGCAGCTGAGCAACGCGGTGACGCGGCAGGTGAAGATGCGCTACTACCGAGGCGGCATCGCACCCCACTGGCGCATCAAGATGGAGAGCGGCGAACTGCTCAACGTACACAGCGTCATCAACCCTGACGGGCAGCGGGTCGAGCACCTGCTGTACTGCGAAACCATCACCCCCTCGGTGGACTGAGCGTGGCCGAACGCAGCGCCGTCGCCCAGGTGCAGGTACTCGTCTACAACACGCTGGCTAACGACAGCCCACTCACTGCCATCACGCCCGTGTTCGACCACGTGCCTGCCACCCAAGAGTTCCCCTGGCTGCTGCTCACCGACTTCGTTGAGGAGCTTGACAACACGCTGGGCGAGGAGGGCCGC